AGCGCAGGGTTTTTTCGTCTGGTTGCGCCTGTTCGGGTGCGCTTTGACGCGTTTGTACCTCATATTCTTCAGTTTGTAAAGGGGGTGGGCGAAAACTTTTCGCTTGCTCCAATTTCCACTTGGCGTCGGTCATTGCTTCCTGGGCTGCAATGATGGCATCAGTGTCAAACGCTTCCTGGGCATCCTTGTACTGGCGGCGGGCTTTCTCCAGTTCGGCTTCCGCCGCACTTTTAGCCATAGTGCCGTACTGCTCTGTTCCGTTGGACACGTACTGTTTTAACTGCTTGTTCTCGTTGATGAGCTGCTGTGCAAGACGCTCGAGTTCTTGCTTCTCGCGTATGGTGGATTCTTTGGCCCGGCGTTCGTCGTGACGGGCATGGGTCAACTCCTTAATGCGTTTTTGGGCACCTTGGGTGTATGACTCAATTTCATCGTCCGTGGGGTCTTCCACCTCTCGGTCCAGGGGCCTGCGGCCTCTGTCTTGGATGGGGGTGTCGTCAATGACTTCAACTTCTACGTCACCGTCATCCTCCACGGACACCTTGACCTGGGAGGTCTTTTCGTCGTCTTGTTCGTCTGGGAACTTGTATTGTTCAGCCATGTCTACTCCATCAAGCGCGGGTTAACCCGCGAGGGTCTTGCACAACAGCATCGACTTGATCGTCATTTATCAAGCGAAACTCCTTACCGAAAATCTTGAAGCGCGTACCAGAATAGGTACGTACCAACACAAAGTCTCCTGCCTTGCACCACGCGCCTGCGGGGAACTTGGTGGTGTCTTTGTATGCGTCAGGGCCGACCTTGAGCACAAACAGAACCGTTGTGGCGTGTTCTTCTTGGCGCATGACGGATGACGCTTTAACGAGATCAAGCTCAGTACCGTCAATCTTTTCAGATATGTCTGGCACCGCACACAGCAGCTTCCAGCCTGTTGGCTCTGGCAGCATGGTTGCTTTCTCGTCGTTGTTTGCGTCTTCTGCCGGGGCAGCGACGGGTTGGATTGCTTCAGGCAGGGCAAATTGCCCCGGTTCAAGTACGAGTTCACTCATCGGATTGTTCAACTTTCTTTGCAAGGTCAATGATGTAACGCTCTGCAAGGGCCAGACCCTGAATGATCCCGCAAAGTTTTTGGTACTCGTCAAAAGTGCGACACGCACCCCCCGCGCAGTCATCTGCGTAGTTGTTCATGTCGGTGCGTATTTGTTCGCGCAATACGCGTGCGAAATCTTCGATCATGTTTTAGGGGTGTCCTTTCGTTGGTTTTCTTTACGCTTAAGCAACTGGTCATCAACACGCAATAGGGCATCCCCCATCTTTTGCTGGTTGTTGAACTGTTGTTCTTTTTGGGACATCTGAAACTTGCCCGCATTTTCTGCTGCTTGGAGCGCCTGATCTTCTTTGTCCATTCGGTACTTGCCGACTTTGGCCATGGCGTCCATTTGCAGTTTCTTTTCCTCGATGGCCAACTTGCCGGTAACTTCCTTGTCCTTGAGCTGCATCTCTTGCTGCGCCTGCTGTGCTTTTGTCTGGGCTTCTTGCTGCTTGATCTGCACTTCTTGTTGGCGAATTTGCAAATCTTGCTGCTGCATCTTTAGCACGGGGTCTTGCGCTTGCTGCTGGGCTTGCTGTTGCTGAGCCTGCTGTTGGTTTTGCTGGAGCACTTGTTGTGCTGCCTGCGCCATCATCCCTGACAGAGCCACCTCAATCTGCGGGGGCAGTTTCTCGTCTGCCGGGGGCAGGGGCATACCAAGTTGCTGCTCGATCTTTTGGCGGTAACCAAACCCAACGTGCTCGGCAATGTGCGCCTGCATGGCTGCTTGGATCACTGGTGCCTTGGGGTTTTGGCCGATTAACTGCATGATGATTGGGTCTTGCATGGCCATCGTGTGCACCTTGATGTGCGACTCGTGGTCTTGGTAGAAGAACGCCTTGAGCGGTTCCCCTTTGAGTGCGGCCATGTTCTCCGACACAGGGTCTCTGGGTCTCTGGTCGTCAGGCAGGGGCACAAGCTTGTCTGCGTCCTTGATGCCCAAGACCTCCAGCATCTGACGGTGCAACTGGGGCAAGTCGTAGATGTCCGGGGCCATCTGCGCCATCTGGATGACGGCTTGATACTGCACAACCCGCTGGCTCATAGTGGCCGCGTTGGGGTCACTCACCGGGATGATGTCAACGTGTTTGTAGTCCGCTTGCTTGGCACGCCTTGTGGACTTGTCTGGGTCGTAGTCGTACTCGGGGTCTGTGTAGTCCCGAATCAACCCGGCCAGCAGTTGCAGTTCTTGTTTGAAGCTGTAGTGCAGCCGTGCCTGGACAGCCGACATCACTTTCAACTGACGCTCCAGCAGAGCCAGGGTCGTGCCCACGGGCGCTTGTGCGCTCATGTCCGAGACCTTCATGTCCGCCGTGGCGGCAAAGCGTCTGCCTTCCTCCACGATGGTGCCCAGCAACTGGTACAGAACGCCGCTTGGCTCCTTGTACGGCAGGGGTAGGATGTTGTCTCTGAGCGCCCCAGAACTAACGTCTACGTCTCTGAACTCGCCGGGTTGAATCGGTGTGTCATCACCCTTAATGCGAAGCCCTCGAGTCTTGAGGCCCCCTGGCAGGTTGGAGAGCGTACCCGCATCGACAAGCTGGCGCATGATGCTGGTTGCAGACTTGGCAAACCCACCGATGAGGTGGAAAAGACCAAAGCCATAAGCCCCGAATCCTGGGATGTATTGGTAGTGGACAAAGTGCTGTCGCTTGAGTCGCAGGTCATCGTCTTCCTTCCAGTTGCGGCGAACGGCCAACACCTCGTTGGTCCCTTTTATTAGGGTAACTACGTATGGCAAAGCAATACCCGTCTCTTCGCCATCATCGTCTTTGTCTTGGTAGCCTTCCAAGTCTAGGTCAACGTGGCACTCAAAGATGATATAGCGCTCGTCGTTCAGGTCACTGAACCCCGTCTCTTTGTCCTTGGCTTTCTGGATGTTGGTCTGCTCTTTGGACGGATCGGGCAACTCAACGTCCCGGTAGAACCCGGCTTTCTGGAGTTTCACAATCTCGTTTTTGGTCTTGCGCATCGTGTGGGTGACGCGGTAGCAAGTGTCCAAGTCCGTGGCCCCGTAGGGCAGGATGATGTCTTCGGCGGGGATGAACATCGACACCTGACGCCCCAGGCTTGGGTCGTAATACACCTTTTTGAACGCGCTACCCGTGGCTGGCAGGCTCCACAGCATGCGCTCATGCTCGGGCCTGAACTCACGCATCACTTCTGTCAGCTCGTAGTTCATGTCGAACTCGACACGGACAGCGGCTTCTTGTTTCTCTGGGGTCTGCTTGCCCAGTATCTTGGTCCGCACCGGGCCTTGCGCGGGGAAAGTCTCCGTGATCGTCTCAGACTGGAAGCGCACAACCGCCTCGGTAATCATCGGGTGGAACACGCCAGACGCACCGTTCCAAGGCTCCGTGCGCTCCTCGTACTGGAGTCCCAACAGCTTTAAGCCCTCTGTGTAGGCTTTCTCCCAGTCCTTGCGAGAGTTCTTGTCGTTCTCGATGTCTCCTGCCAAGTCCCCAGCCAGGGTCTCCAAGGCAGACTGGTCCATCTCCTCGGCCAAGTTGACGTTGAACTCGTCCTCATCTTCGTCGCCTGGGCGGATGGACATCGCAAACCCTGGACCTTCAATGTTGACTTCCTCGGGGTCGATGATCTCGATCTCAACCGCTTCTTCTTGCTCCCCTAGTTCGTCAATGCCCTGGGGCTGTTGGTAAAGCGCTTTGTCGATATTGGTTGCCATGTCTGTCCTTAGTAATACGCCGCCTTACGGCGGAAGTAGATGGGGTCGTCTTTCTCGTCGGTGTTCAAACTGATGAACCCGCCCTGTCTGAACCGCAGCAACGCCTGGGAGGTCGTGTCCACGTAGTCATCGTTCTCGCCGTTGGGGAAGGACGCCACCTCCTCGATGACCTCCCTGGCCCAGCGTGTGTCTGGTGCCCAGACTGTACCTGAACTGAACAAGTCCGCAACCGCGTTTAGCCGCACAATTTTGTCGTTGCCCCTGGAGGGGTTGGTCTCTTGTACAGGTATGCCCATTCTGCGCAACTCTTGTATCAGTGGCGCTCCTGCGGCTTTCTTCTCCACGATGAAGGCATCTGGCTCCCACTCCTTGTAGTGCTTGAGTGCCGTGGCTTTCAACTCAGGAAACTGCATCCTGTCTTTAAACGCATCGAGCAGTATGACCTGCGCCGCGTCGTTCTCTTCCTCGTTGTAGAACACGCCCCAGGTTGTGCACGCCGAATAGTCGGCGCTGGTCTTGGCTTCAAACGCCGTGTCCCAGCTCTGGATGA